TTACGTACCGCTGGATGTTTTCAGCTGTGAATGGTACATTACCCATCGACTTGATAAAATGCTGGCGCGATTTCTCGTCTGTGCTCTCCTTGCGGGTCGGTCCACGTACAACTGGAGCCTTTACTGGGGGAGCTACGGGTGCAAAGGCTACGCGTGCTCTTTGTGGAGTTGCAACCTTCTTTGCAGCCATCTCTGCGCAAATCTTTGGTCTCGACTTGCCCTCTGGGTCTATTCCGAAAGCTCGTGCATATTTCTTCAAGACTTCTACTGGCAGGGTTGCGCACTTGCGCGAGGGGTTGGGCTTGCCGTTTTTCCGTGTTGCACCTTTAATAGAATTACCCATTATGTAATACTTTTGTCCATCAACTGTGAAGTTGGCTGCATTCTGGCGCGTATCCTGAAGCTCCGCCTCCCTCTTGAGTCTCTCGCACATCTTAGCAACCCCCATCCCCTTTCGTATGCCAGGAATCTCGAGCCGTCGAGCTACACTCTCGAGCTGATCCTCTGACATCCTGAAGCACTGACGCCCACCAATCTTCAGCACCTCAATCTCGCGATTTCTAAACTTTTGCTTCTCCAGAGTCAACTTGACCCCGTAGTTGACTGAATTGGGACCGATGATACCAAATAGAGCCTTCACTTTGTCTGGTATCGGCACCCCTGCTGACCGGTAGGCTTCAGCGACCGTCCGCCGAGACGAAGCATTAATCTCTGGAACCTTGTAGCACGATGGAAACCCCTGTGCGTTGGGTCTGCAGTAGTAGCCTGGTGCGCAAGCACCCTCAAAAGAGTCGGGTGGGTTGGGGGGGTTCCGTGAACGAGTTGTGTAGGTTGGCTCAGCCTTGGGGCCTGCTGGCTTTTCATCTACAAGAGGTACAACGAGTGCATAGTCCTGGACAGCATCGAGGATACCCTTGATGAAGCTAATCATCGAGCCAGCATCAGCCACCTTGCCTCTGAACTGTATAGCTCCAGTTCGGTAGAATGTAATGACAAAGAACTTTTCTCTGTACTCCTCCTCCTTCATAGGAACGGTCCTTCCGAATATAGCCTCTGTTACAGCCTGCTCGACTGGCACCTTGGATGGCTGTAATACACTCTTGTTTTCAACCATACGGGTGTACTTGGGTGAATACTTGTAAGAAAGACCCAATGTTCTGATACCAGTCTCCTTCTCGTAGTATATAGTACCACCACTTCGCCCGAGCAACTCCTTAGGAAAGTAACGTTGCAGAGCATCCAGGCTTATATTCTTGTCGATTCTCAACTGACCTGAAGTGTTGGATATGATCACATTCTCCACCTCGCCAACCAGACGCTCGGTATACTTGACAACATCATCTATATCAGATGCGCCAGAGAGTCTCAGGGATCCATTCGAAAAAATGTTGACAATATTACGCTTGCCACCCAGATCAAAAGTGATCATAATCTGGTTGGGTCGGTACCCGGTACTCTTCATAGGGATGACACTCTTTGAGTTGATTCTGGCGAGCTCCTTGAATTGACCCCCCTTTAAACTTGCGGATATGAATCCTGGTGGTTTAGATGTTGTGAGCTCATTGAAAAGTTGCACAACGTCAACAGAGTCTGTAGATGCAGTTGCGTTGAAGAGCATAAACTTGAGTTGGGAAAGCTTGTATGCTCTTCCTCGCCGTACGTTACGAGCTTTTTTGAATTCCTTACGTTTTCCAACCACTTTTCGCATAAGAGCTAGCTGGCGCAATGTTAGACCCGAGTCATTCTCAGGGAGAAAAACATCACCTGTTATCTTGGGCAATTTTCTACCGAGCAACCGCTCGATGTCATTCATCTACTAGTAGTCCTCAGAAAATTCTAGGTTCGCGCCCTCTTGGTGCACATCAACCCCATAGATGAAGGGTTGGGAGATATAAGCGCGCCCGTTGTACGTCTTGGACTCGGTCCGCACCTCGAGGTCCTTCGAGCTGAATGGGCCAGCGTAAAAGTCGGGGTTGAACTTGTGCCGGCCAAGGTTGTTCTCCTGACAGTGCTGGTTGAACGAATAAATGAAGAGCTTCTGAGGGCAGAAGAGGTCCGGCCCAAACTTGAGCTTCTCCGAGTTGAGGAAGTTCTGCAGCACGTTGGTAACCATCGCCACCTGCTGCCGGATCGTCTTGAAGTAGTCAGGGACTGCATTCCAGATGTCGACCGACTTGTACTTTTGAGCATACTCGATGTACGCCCTGACGCACTTTTGAAGAATGAGAGGGAGCTCAGAATCGAGCTTCATGTCGAGGGTAGGGTCAGCAGCCACCACCTGGCGGCCAAAGTTCCATACAAGGAGACGGCGAAGGATACTGCCAGAGTTGTCCTTCCAGCCTGGCATCTCATTACCGCCAAAGATGCCTGGCACCTTCCAAGTCACGCTCTGCGCAGTCTTGAACTTGCGCGCAACCGAGATGTCCTCACCAGACACGAGCGACTGAAACTCCGCCTGCTCGAGCTGGATATCACCCTTAATCTCGGGGGCGATAAACATGAAGCCATCCTTGATGCTCTCAAGTCCAAACTTCTTTTCGATGTTGTTTGAAAGTGTCCGGACATCGTCAGACTCGTAAAACTTTTTGCAAACCTTGGTGATGATTGTAGACTTACCAGTTCCTGCGATACCCTTGAGGAAGGGGATAATCTGCCAGCTGTCCATATCACTGACGTCAAAGCAGAGGCGACCGCAAAACACGTACAGCCAGCGAGCCACCTCTTCAGGAAACTTCTGATAATCCATAACCGACTGCATGTGAGGGGTTGGGATGTTGTACCAGTCCTGATCCTGCTTCTGCTCGTCAAAGTACTGGTCAAAGTACTTGCAGCTGACAATGGTGGGATCGAGACGGTCAAACTCGTCGGAGTCGTACTCGTAAAACTTGGGTGTGTATAGCTTCTTTTCAGCGTCCCAGAACTTGCCGATGTAGATGCCGTTCCGGAAAGACCACACACTACGATTCTTTTTGATATCTGGAAACTGGATATCCATACACGTCCCGAGGTAGTTGATGGTATCCTTGGCGCAGCCACCCTTGCTCGTCAGGTTGCGCCACATGTCATACTTGCACTCCTTTTGAGTCTTGGTGTAGACAAAGTCTGAAATCTCCATAACTGGCTCCCAGGCGCGAGTCGACTTGCCGTCCAATGTCTTAATCTCACGAAAGCACTGATCCTTGTAGCGCTTGTACTTGCTCAGGTAGGCTTCGTGCAGAAGATACAGAAGAAGCTGCTGCCACGGGGTCAGATCCTTCTCCTTGTCACCTTCAGCCGGTGCATCAACTGACGAATACCGGAAGATCGATCCATCGTGATCGAGAGGGATCGGGACGCTGTACGGGGAGTTGAGCCGCTCCATGATTCGGGTGTGATACAGAATCAGCTCATACGAGTCGCTGTACATCTGGATGATGCGCTCAATGCGCTGCATGATGGTAAACTCATGACCTTCGAAATCCACAGATGGGCAGTAAGCCACCTCCAGAGCCCGAGCCCGAAACTTGAGCTCGTTCAGAAGACGCTTCTTCATACCACATTGCTCAGCAACCCGGCCAATGTCAATCTGGTGAGGCCCATTAGGACCAAGCTCAGAATCGTGGAAATAGATTTGAAATGCGATGCGAAGTGTCACCGCTTCTTGCTTGTAACAGAGGTCCTTCTCTTCCAGTTGACTCAGGAAAACCTCAATATCATCCTTTGTAAGAAGGTTGATCTCAGACTTGTGAACCTCGAGACGGATCTCGCGAGCCTTCTCGGGTGTCGAATCCTTCTCGATCGTGTTCATTGTATTTGGAGCAGTTTTATTTTTTAAACCTAGTCAAAAACATGTATGCTTTTGAGTGGGTTTCTTGTTGGGCTTTGTCCTGTGTCTATGCTGGGGCTTGAATTCCCTGGGGAGGCTTTGGTGTCAGGGCGGTGAGGAGCTTGACCATAATCTTGTTGTGCATCTCCAGCTGGTGGACCACATCCTTGACTGATGTATTGATCTCCGTCAGAATACCAGCCAGATTGTTGCCATCATCATTTGTCAGCAGGCCACCGAGGGCCTCGGCCAGATCAAACTCCATGGGCATCATTTCATCATCGAACTCATCATCATCGTGCTGGGGGCGAGACATTTACTGTGTGCTTGGAAAATTCGGGGACTCAGGAGGCGCGCTGCGGGATGGTTGATCCATATTATTTTCTTGGGGTATTGTAAAATGGCCGGAGGACTTATGCAGCTCGTAGCTTATGGCGCCCAGGACGTCTACCTGACCGGTAACCCCAAGGTTACCTTCTTCCAGGCAGTGTACAAGCGCCACACCAACTTTGCAATGGAGCTCATCCAGCAGACTGTGAACGGTACCCCATCAAACGGCGGCCGCGTGTCCGTGACCATTGCCCGCAACGGCGATCTGGTCGGCAACATGCACCTGGCAATGGCACCCGCACTGACTGTGCTGGGCTCGTCCGTGACCGCTAACCTGACCTCCAACAACAGTGCATACGATTCCAACTGGATCGCCGAGCGCGCCATCGCAGCAGTGGAGCTGACCATCGGTGGCCAGCGCATCGACAAGCACTTCCAGACCTGGTGGCGCCTGTACGCTGAGGTCTTCCTGAACCAGGACAACAAGACCCAGTACAACAAGATGACCACCGCCGTGGCTGCTCTGCGGATGACCGGCACTGGCACCACCCCCTACCGCGTGTACCTGCCTCTGCTGTTCTTCTTCAACCGCAACCCAGGCCTGTACCTGCCCCTGATTGCTCTGCAGTACCACGAGGTTCGCCTGGACTTTGACCTGACCAGCTACTACAGCAACTACCTGAGCACCGCCATCTTCGAGGTGTGGGCCAACTACATCTACCTGGACACCGAGGAGCGCCGCCGGTTCGCCCAGAAGGCACACGAGTACCTGATCGAGCAGGTGCAGCACAGCGGCGGTGACACCATCTCCGCCGGCTTCAGCGAGACCAGCCCCCAGCTGATCCGCCTGGCATTCAACCACCCAGTGAAGGAGCTGGTGTGGTGCTACCAGAACTCTTCCCCATCCACCCAGCTGAACGCCATGTGGAACTTTACCACCAACCACGCCAACGTGAACGTGACCGTGGACCCCACCCTGCTGGCCTCTTCCAACATCAGCTGCTACGAGCCCCAGTTCCTGGGCGCACCCAAGCTGGTGTGCGGCTCCAACACCATCGTCGAGACCTTCAAGGGTACCCCCACCGTCTCCACCTCCGTGTACTCCACATGGACGGAGGAGGGCAACAGCGCACCAGCTCTGTACGAGGTGGGGCCCCTGCACCAGTTCAAGGTTATCCTCAACGGCCAGGACCGCTTCAAGGAGCAGTACGGTCGCTACTTCAACCAGGTGCAGCCATTCTACCACCACTCCGGCAACCCCTACCCCGGCATCTACACCTACTCCTTCGCCCTGCAGCCCGAGGAGCACCAGCCAACCGGCACCTGCAACTTCTCTCGCATTGACAACGCCCAGGTGTACGTCGCCCTCAAGGCCACCTCCCTGGCAACCATCCAGAAGATGTTCGCAGTCAACTACAACATCCTGCGCATCCAGTCTGGCATGGGCGGCCTCGCATTCTCCAACTAGAGAACCATTGCAGAAGCAAGCGAAACGCGAAATATACACGAGGGGCTTTCTGCCCCCAGCCTTCGGGCCCAAGAATGTTAAAGATTCTTGAGTCTGAAAATATGCTTTTATAGTATGAACCTTGAGAGTATCATATCGAACGAATCGCGAAACGAGTACAACAGGTATAATGCTGCTAAGAAGGCTAGAAATGCGAGGATACGTGGTGTGCTAATTCCAGCAAGACGTTTCATTGAACAAGCTCGAGCATGGGCTTTTCGCGACTATAAGGGTAAAGGATACAAGGGGATCAGGGAATATATGTATGGTAGATCAACCAACAAGTATAACAGGTCTGCTGCTGAGATTTTCAAAAACACGTTTGAAGATCCTCTTACTAAAAGAGGTCCACCATCGGGTGTTCAATATCTGTACCGAGGTCTGAGAGATATGCCTCTGACGGCTCGCAAGGGTTATCTCGAGAACAAGTCTTTCAGCTCGTGGACTTCTGACAAGCACAAGACTGAATTGTTTGCTCGTGGTGGAAAATATGGAAGTGGAGTTGTTCTCAAGTTGAATACACAGAAGATGAAGAATGTTCCGTATGTGAATTACGGGAAGGGTAATCCACCTGCATTTTTGAACAGAAATGATAGTGAAAAAGAATACATCTTACCACCAAAGATATTTCTCATTGACAAACCTAGACGAGTTGATAGATATGACGTTGAAATAGACGTTACCAACCTCAGTAATCAGATTCCTCTGAAGAGTAGATATATAGAGGCGTGGAAGAAACGCAAGGCTCCAGTGGCCAAGGCGCACTCTACAGTTCCAGTGACTGTGGCTCAGCTACGTCTGAAGGCGATGAAGGCTGGAATCAAGATTCCAAGTAGTGCTCGTACAAAGGCTCAGATCATGAGTCTCCTAAAAAATGTAGTCAACTAGTATGTACGCTAGACCCACACCGCGTCCACTCCTGCCAGATTTGCAGGTGGTTCCAGAAGGAACTAAACTTTACAAGGGTATCAGCAGCAATAACCGCATCTATGAAAAGCCGGTATTTTTCACCTTTTCCAAGAACCATGCTCAGGTATATGCCACAGCTCGTCTAGGTGAATACGTAACTAGCAAGCCTCTGAGGCTACTGAAGCTCTCCAATCGTACAATCAAGTTTTTATTGAATCAGTCGGACATCTCTCAACTCAATAAAAACCGCATCTCTTTCGTTACTGGTGTGAATCAGGCTGCAGGGACCATGTCTGTCGGGAACCAACTCAAACTGGTGAACAGGATTGTGAGTAATACTGGTCATCAGGCTCATATGAGGGGTATAATGGAGGAGAATCTCAAAAAGGTTGGTGGATCACACTCATCTCTGGGTGGACGCAAGAGCTTCTATGACATTGATCTGCTCGCATACAAGAGCATCTGCGCATTCTGCAGAAAGAATGGGTATGATGGATACTACGCCCCTGAGCTATCATCCGTTTATCACCCCAAGTTTGGGTCTGAGCTCGTGATATGCAACCCACGTGACGCACTCGTGAATGTCAACTTTCCACTTAAGAATAATTAGAGCTAAATACGTAATGTTAATCGTAATCGTACTTGTATCCATATACTGCTTTGCGACGGGATATTTCATTAGATCTCAGGAAAAGCAGCCAGGGTGGGAAGGTATATAGTAAAAAAAGCCTTCGGGTCCAGGAGTGATTCTCAACTACTGAGTGAAATCTCCCTGACGAGGAAGATGGCGAAGAAGTTCTTTGATATAAGATCCAATGCATTATACATTATGTTCTTTTCAGCTTCTGGAAGAACATAAGCAACACCATACAACCCCCAAACCAATGATATAAACTTGAAGATGTTGTTTCCGGCTCCACCCATCTCCTTGTATATAATCCTGAATGTCATGAAGAATGCAGCTGTACCAATCACAACTGCACTCGTCTTTGGTATAACCCCAATCTCACCCAGATAGCCTGCTAGGAGCATAACAAAATTGTACAAAAGTATACGTACAAACTGCGACTTGTATTTCTTGGCAATCACACCAGCTGAGCGTTCACCCTTCTTGTACAAAAAGTAGGATGACATGCTCACCAACATCATAGGGGTTGTCAGGAACCAGTCAAAGTAGCGAGTGATTGCCATGTGCTCAAGCTTGATGTTGCGAAGAAGAGCAACATAAAATGTAAACTGGATTGCCGTCACAAGCAACTCGAGCCTCAGAGTCTGCGCAAGCAACTTTGGCTCCTTGATCCATAAACCTTTTTGAGCAAACAGAGCTGAGACCGCCTGTGCCAAAATACTCAGGTTTGTCGAGTGTCTAAGCACATCCATTAATATGTAGTTACAAAATAATGGAATGTCCTGTATGTGCAGAGGATCCTACAAGCCACTCATTCAAACAGATTGAAACCCTACCAGATGGCACAGTCATCATGTACACCAAGCCTGCAGAGGCGAGCAAGTACTGGGACAGGGATGGGATCCTATTTCACTATGATCAGAAGCTGTCGACTGTGGGTGACTGGGTGTGGGTGTTTGACGCGGAAGGATTTTCCTTTGAACATATGCTCGAGGTGGATGTCGCGATAAGCCTAGCCAAGCTCATCTCTTCCAAATACTCACAAACTCTGAAAAAGATTATGATTGTCAACCCTTCGTTTATGGTTCAGATTATGCTTACAATAGTGACTCCATTCCTGAATAAGCACATAAGATCACTGATCGTCAAATTATGATTAGAAAACTCGCTAGCTAGAATAGATGAACTATGCAGTACTCGACGAAGAGGAGACTGTTGACTTTTCAACCCTGTCATTCCAGGACAAGCTCAACAAGATTCGGTTCTTCAATCTAGGACCTTCTGACACGGATGCACCTCGCATCGAGTGTAACATCTTCCAGCTTATACCTGAATATCGAGCGGCAGTTGATAAATTGATTGATATTCAGCACAGAGTTGATCGAGCACAGAAGAAAATCAACACAGTGACTGATCTCATAGACAAGCTTGACAAGACTCGCAAGTATACGGAAAGTCTCGGTGAAATAATTGATCAGTTTATTCAGGATGAGAAGCTGGATGAGCTCAGGGCTGAGTATACAGAGGCTACGAGAGAATTTCAGAAGTATCAGGGAGCATTTTCACTTTGCAAGGATGCTGATATTCTCAATAAATACATGTGTTTTATATGCCTTGAACGTTCGATTAATGTATTTATCGACCCTTGTGGCCACACTATGTGTGATGAATGCGCAACAAAGGTCTCAACCCGATGCCCCATGTGCCGAGCCGGAATCATAAAGAAGGGTAGACTTTTCCTCAGTGTATAGTATGGCTGGTGGAATATTCGGTGGCCGAAAATTTGCGTTCAATATCAAGTGTGTAATATTTTCAGCGATTCTAGCGGGTGGATATTGGACTCTGCCACCCAAGAATCTGTACATTCTCTTTTTCCTACTCTGGGCTCCGTACATAGCCATGGCATGGTATGATTACTCGTACCAGTGCAAGGATAAGATAAAACCAACGGTTATACCTTTTGGTCGCTATATCTTTCTTCCATTCAAGCCACCAGGCTACAAGCAGGATTTTAACAAGTTGTCCAAAGATACCATTGGGTGGATGAACCGAGTAGACCACATCACATTATGGTCCATCCTAGTCCTCATCCTCTTCAAAATCTACTTAAAGAAATAGGCCCATGTATACTTGGGGTAGGCGTCACCCCATCTGACCTTAGCTCAATTGGTAGAGCGAGAGACTGTAGGCACCCAAGCCTGTTTCTGGATGAGCAATCATCTCTAGGTCACGTGTTCGATTCACGTAGGTCAG